GATGAGCACGCTCCAGCGGGAGCGGAGCGGTACCGGGTACTTCTGGGGCTTCATGAGGGGTCCTTCTTCCGCCAGGCCCAGTAGGGCTCCGGCGGCTGGTTGGCGGTGGCGGGGCGGGCGAAGCGGTCGGTGATGCCCCGGCCGTCCGTCCAGTCCCAGGAGGTCTGGGCCGGAGCGGCCGGGAGGAGGCGGCCCTGGTTGGCGTGCTTCCCCTTCTTGCCCTTCCGGGCGGGAGCGGCACCCTGGTCGAGCCGAGGCCCGACCGTGGCGGTGCGGGTCACCTGGAAGGTCTTGACGGTGGTGACCTCGCCCCGCACGACCCGGAGGTAGGTGCCCTCCCCGACCGAGCGGACCTTGGAGGCGAGGCTGACCCGGGCGAGCCCGGCGGCCTCGTTGATGGCCTTGGCCGTGGAGGCGAAGATGAAGGCCCCGCCCCGGGTGTGGGCGTAGTGGAGGGGCGAGTCCGTCGTGCGGGCGAGGTGGAGGGTGTCGGGCGAGTCGGCATCGAGCCAGGCGACAGCGGCCCGTCCGCGCAACTCCGGCAGGCACTCCCACGGCTTGAGCCCGGAGTACGACAGCAGGGCGGCGATGACCTCCGAGTCCACCTCGGCCTCCCGCTCCACGCCGAGCGTGCGGTACAGGGCGTCGTCGTTGGTGACGACGCCGTTGTGCACCAGGACGATGCCGGGGGCGATGACGGGGTGGTTGTTGGCGTTGACCGAGGGCGAGCCCTGGGTGGCGTACCGGGTGTGAGCGATGAGCGTCCGCACGGCCGGGTCCCGGGTGACGGCGCAGAGGTCGGCGACCTTGGAGGCCCGCCCCTGCTCCTTCCAGAAGTAGGGCCAGGCGGAGGCCTCGTCGATCCAGCCGTAGCCGGTGGCGTGGGGGCCTCGGGCCTCGATGGCGAGGGCGAGGGCCAGCGATAGATCGCCAGCGGGGAAGGTGTGGCCGGAGCCCTTGCGTGAGAAGCCTGCGATGCCGCACATAGCGGTGGTCCTTTCGAGACGTCGTGGTGGTAGGGGTAGACTAGCCGCCAGGCAGCGGGAACGCAACCTGGCGGCCAGGATTCGTGGGGGTCAGGCCCCGGTCGGCACGTAGCCGACCGAGGAGCCGATGCGGGTCGAGTGGCGACCGGCGGCCGTGCGGGCCGACGACTCCCGGGCGAGCCCGGTGGCGGCGGCGACCTCACGCCAGGTGAGCCCCGTCTCCCGAAGGCGGTGGCACTCGGCGTCGACAGCGGCGTCGACGTTGGCGACCCGGGTGCGGCGACCCTGCGCTGCGCGGGTCATGGTCGAGCGAGCCGTGATGGCCGGAGCGTCGAAGCCGAAGGCGACGGCCCGGCGGGTGAGCGAGCGGGCGGCCGAGCCGTGCATGGCACCGGCGGCGACAGCCTCGTTGAGAAACTCGATGGTGGTCTGCATCGTCGGGAGCGTCCCGGCGATGGCGGCCTCGACGAGAGCCTGGCCGAGAGCGACCCAGGCGAGCACCTTGGAAGCGTTGAGCGTCCCCTGGTGCTGGCGGAACTCCACCGTGCCGTAGACGCCGTAGGCGCAGAGGTTGAGTGCGCGGTAGCGGTCGATCTGGGCGGAGCCACGCTGGGCGGCGGCCTGGCCGTTGGTGATGGCCTGGATGGCGTAGCGAGCCTCCTGGCCGGTGAAGCGGGCGGCCCAGCGGCCGTTGCGGCGGCTCGGCGAGACGAAGCGGTCCATGAGGCTGACCTGGCGGGCGGTGAAGCCCTCGATGAGAGCGACCATCGCCTCGACGGAGAGGTCGTTGGCGTCGTGGTGGACGTGCATGCCGCAGGTGCGGTCGACGGTCGCACCGGCGTCCCGAAGGGCGGCCAGGATGGCGGTGACCTGGCGGGCACCCTCGTCACCCGAGAGCACCGGGGAGACAATCTCCCGGCCGTTGGTGCCGAGCGAGCCGTCGGGCACGATCTTCCAGGTGCCCCGGTTGTGGCCCCGGTCGGCGATGCTGTGGCGGGTCCATCCCTGGACCTCGACGGTGAGGCCGGTGGCGGCCGAGAGGGTACGGGCGAGGGTGTCGAAGCCGAGCCTGGACTGGCACTCGATCTCGACGCCGAAGCGGCGGGCGGAGGTGAGTTGAACGGTCATGTAGGTAGATTAGCCGCCACCCGGCGGGAACACAACCTGTGCGCGAAGATTCTACGCGAGATGAGCCGAACGGCCCATGTCCCGCACCGGGCGGAAGGTCCCGAGCGAGCCGTCGGCCAGGTGTCCGTCCAGGTCAGACAGCATGTCGGGCCAGCGGAGGCCGAGGGTGTGCTGGCGTCCGTGGAGCCGGTAGAAGTTCTGCTTGAGCCGCCCCAGCCCGGGGTCGTGGGGGGAGGCTTCCAGCCGCAGCCTGGCGGGCAGGCGTTCCTCCCGGGCGAGCCAGAGGGGCGTGAAGTCGACGGTCGGATGGGCGGCCTCGGCGGCGACCAGGCGGTCGTACATCATGTCGGCGTAGACGTTGGGGTAGCGGCGGTCGGGGCGGTGCCAGCCCTTGTACGTGCAGAGGGCCGACTCCAGCGTGAGCCGGGTGACGTCGCCGAGCCACGGCTGGCCCGCTGCGCGCAGCCGCATGGTCGTGAGGAGGTCCTCGCCGAGAGCCGCCAGGCGTTCCAGGTCGGCGGCGGTGAAGCCCCGGTAGGCAGGGTTGGAGGGGTGCCAGTCGAGGTCGTCGGAGCCCTCGACGATGGCGAGGCCGTTGCGGTGGGAGCGGGAGCCGTCCCGGTCGGTGAGCATGAGGTCGGCAGCGTCGAGGCCGATGCCGCAGAGCCGGACGTACTCCAGGTACGACCAGGCCGAGAGGCGGCCGAAGGTGGCGACGGAGCGGGCGGCGGCCCAGCACGAGGCCCAGCCCTCGCCAGCCCGAGCCCGCCAGAATGCCTCCTGCGATCCCCCGCCGACGAGGCCGAGGTACGACAGCACGGCGGCATCGAGCGCCTTGCGGTGGTACCGGCGGTCGGTGTCGAAGGCCAGGGAGCCGTACAGGGAGCGCCAGGCGTTGACGAGGAGGTCGGCGTGGCGGGGCAGCGGGGCGGCGCACCAGAGCACCAGGGAGGTCGCAGGGTGCTGGGTGTTGCCGTTGATGAAGGCGTACCAGAGGGCCTCCTCCGGCCCCCAGGAGAAGTGGCGAGCGAGGGCGGGCCAGGCGAGGTAGACGCACCCGGGGTGGGTGCCGTAGGTGAGGGTGAACTCCCAGGAGCGCAGGAACGTTTCCCGCCGATGCTCCGGTGCGCGCAGGTCGACGCCGGAGAGGTCCACTACGGGAGGAGCCAGACGAGGGCCTCGGCCATCTCGTCGGGGGTGCCGGTGGCGTCGATGTGGTGGGCACGAGGGGCGTAGCGGGAGGCGAGGTTGGCGACCTTGGTGACCCTGCCCTTCCACCAGGCCTCGCTCTGCGGCGGGCGACCGAGGGCGTCGGCACGGCGCACCATGCGGTCCCAGGAGAGGGCGGGCGGGAGGTCGAGCACGGCGAGTACGCCGTCGGGGCAGGTGTGCCAGAGCACGTCGAGCGTGGAGGGGTTGGCGAGGCGGTCGCCCTCAGCGACCACGGCGGCCGGAGAGGCCCCCAGGAGCCACTCTCGTACACGAGGGGCGACGTTCATGGCGAGGGCGTCGGTCCCGGCGAACACGGCCCCAGGGCGGCCCAGGACCCAGGTGGGCCGGGTGCCCTCCAGGGTGTTGTGGAGCGTCATGGCGAAGGGCTGGTCGGTGGAGGCGTTGGGGAGGAGCCCGGCGAGGCTGAGGGCGGCCGAGAGGGTGGTGCTCTTGCCCGAGCCCGGAGGGCCGATGACGTACAGGGCTCCCCTCACGACAGCACGAGGCGGCGCACGACGGCGGCGGCGGAGTCGAGGCCCCAGCGGGAGCAGAGGGCGTCGATGTGGGTGACGACCTCCCGCAGCCCGGCGGCGTCGTACAGGAGCACCAGCGAGCGAGACTCCCCGCCCTGGGCGACCGAGGAGCCCCAGGGGGAGCCAGCGGCCTCGGCGGCGGCCATCAGGTCGGCGAGGTCGTCGGTGGTGTACCCGGTGCCGGTGAGCCCGAGCGGCGAGGCGGCCAGGGCGGCCAGGGCATCGCCGAGGAGGAGCGGGTCCTCGTGGCCGAGGTCGCCGATGCGGTTGTCGGCCAGCATCACCCGGAGGGCGGTGGCGTCGTCGCAGTAGAGGCGGATGACCGGGGCGGCGGTGATGCCGGTGGCGTGGAGGGCGAGCACCCGGTGCCAGCCCGCCAGCACGACGGAGGAGTCGCCGTGGAGGTAGACGGCCCCGTAGAAGCCGAGAGCCTCGATGGCCTCCGCCAGCGACAGCACGTCGCCCCGGCGAGGGTTGTCCGGGTGGGGCACGAGGTCTGCGAGCGGGTGCTCGGCGTGGAACGTCTGGCGCTCGATCATGGGGCCACCCGGGCTCGTGCGGCCTCGTAGGCGACTCTCGCCGCCCTCGCAGGCTCCTCGGCCGGGTCTTGCGCGCAGGCGGAGAGCCCGGAGCGGGCGTAGTAGACGACCGTGAAGCGGTAGCCGGACGGCTTCGTCAGCCGGAAGGGCGTGACGCCGTGG